ACTTGCCGCGCGCGTGCGAGAAAGGAAGATGATCATGGAAGACCAGAAACTGAAGGAGTTCACGAGCAAACTTCTGAACAAGTTCAACCTTTACCGAACACGGAAGCAGGAGATCAGCGAAGACCTGCGGGACGAGTGGGAACAGATGCTTGGGAAACTATTGGTAGCATATGGCGCGCAGGATATACTCCGCGCGGGTGACTCATGCGTGATGCGCCTGGGTCATTTTCCTACACCAGCCGATCTTTACCGATTTCTTCCAGAGCAGAGTGAGGAAAACTGGAGTGAGCGTGGTTTGCCAGAGTACCGGCGGGCGGTGTTCGCGTATTCTAGTTTTTGCAGGGAGACTTACCGACAGATTGACCCGCACGCTCAAGGCAGGGTTGATGATCTCATTCTCCTAGCAAAAGAGAAGAATGTGAACCCGAAGGATGCCTTGAGCCGTGATGTTTTTAAAACGCTAATGTGCCTAAAGACCGAATTGCTGACCAATCAGCGTGCCTTTAATGCTACCCAACAGGCGCATGTTGAAAGCTAGCAGGCGCGGAACCTCGCGCATTCCGCTTTCGTATCGCCAGACGGAGTGCGCACGCACGCCGATGAGATCTGCTAGCTCGGTTTGCTGAAGCTCAAGAATTTCCTGACGAATTTGCTTGAACTGCTTCGCGCTCATCGGGTCAGGTGGATAGAATGTTTTTTGTTTAAGTCTCATAGTTCGCCGTAGTAAAGGATGGTTTTAATTAACTCGATGTTTTCATCGTCATTTTTAGGAATCTTATAAATATAAACATCACTAGGCTTGCGCATGGTTTTCCTAGATTTTTCTCTAGCTTCTTCCAGCGTGTCGCAACTAGATTGCCAATAAGTTTTTCCGTTATGCAATTTAACAGTCAGTGCTTGGTATCTATACATTTGTCATTCTCCGATTATTTGTTTATGATCTTAGCTCCTTCCTCGTCATTCTCCGATAAGGTAGGAACTCGCGCGCTAGCCAGCTTGCGGCCGTGCTAGCGCGCACTCTTTTTAACTAAGTCTCACTTTATGTTCAGGGCCGTAAACATCGCTAACGCTATCTGCTAGCGCGCGAGCTTGCTTTCCAGAACATCCTAAAAAGTCTTGAAATGCTTGCGCGGTCCCGCACTTGCTACAAATTTCAGTTTTATTATCTCTGCGACAAATAGCAGGATAATCAGTTGTTTTTTTCCCGCAGTGCGGGCATGTCCAAGGATTTTTCATTCTGTCTCTTTGCTTATAGATTCAATAAAATCAATCTCCCAATCCATGAATACTTCATCAGGATCAGGAAGCGCGTCTTTAGCTTGCTGGTTCATATGCTCCATATGATTTGCTAGCTCTTTTTCTTTTTCGTCCCTGTGAGCTTTCATCTCATCTTCTAGGGATAAACCTTTTTCATACTGCTTTGTTTTACTCATTCTCATTCTCCGATAGTGCGCCCCCCGAAGGGGGCAGATTGTTTATTTAGTTAGCACGCGCTTGACCGCCTGCTTGATGATCTTCCGCGCCTGCGCATCGGCCTGCATGTTCAAAGCATTCATGCGACCTCTTTTTCAACAGATTGAGCAAGCGCCAAGTCTCCTAGCACTTTTACTATTTTGAGTGCGGTTTTCTCGCTGATATACCGCATTTCAATATCAACCTTGCCGTTATAAACGCGCACCGAAACGCGGTCATCATTAACACTGATCTGACCATCCCAGCGCGTGTCCTCTTGGCGCGCATGCCACGATTTAAGCATGCCACTGCTAGCCATTTGGAGCCGTTCCACAGTCCCAGCCGTGCCAGCCTTCGCTTCCATGTGGCTTTGGATCGTTTCAAGCGCTCGCTGGAAATAAACCATGTAAGCATCCTTGAAACGCTTCTCGATTTCGCGGGCTATTTTTTGCGCTCCTTTGCTCTCGGAAACATTGATTGCAACGCGCTTTTCCTGGTAGCGATATGGATTGATTTGTGACGTATAGCTTGCGCTCCCTTGCTTCATGCTAGGGAAATGACCAGATATATGCAGACTGTCTTTACGATCCCAGCCGAACCTAATACTGAACGTCACAGGCTCGCTCTCATGCCATGCTTCTAGCACTCCAGTTGGAACCGAGCGTCTGCCAGCAGGAACCTCGATAATAAAAAACCAAGGATCATCTGTTTCGGGCGAAACTATTTTAGCTCCGAGCCAATCAGCTATATTTTTAACCTGCTTGATTTGTTTTTGATCTAATTTTGCCATAGGTCATTCTCCTTTTAAGGCATTGATTTGCGCATGCTTGCGGGCATGCGAGTGCTTGCTTGAGTGCTAGCACCAGCGGAGGCCCCTGTGAGGCCCCCTGAGTTGATAGCTCCCTAGTTCAACAGTGAATCCAGCGGAGTGCTGGTGTCCGTGCTAGGCTCTTGCGCGCCTTCATCATCGAACATGCCAAGGATCTGCTGGCGCTTTTTGTAGTAGCCGAGCAAGCCATTGATACATTCTCCCAGCAGTTCCGCGTAGAACTTCATTTTCACTTCTTCGCTTTCTTCGATGCTAGCACCGAGCGAGTCAGGAAGCGCGGGGCCGAACTTTTCATGAAGATCAGTCAAAAGCTGGTGCGGTCTGCTTTGGACAAATGCTTGAAATGAATCGACCAGCCCGCGATCATCATCATTTTCTAGCATCCAGCCTTCAAACTCATCCTTCAGCCACTTCAGCGGATTTTGAACCATCCACTTGCTTTGAATGAAAACAACTTCACCGCCGTTTTCATGCTTAATCTTGATTTCATTCCAGCTAGTGTCCGCGAGGTGCTGGTGCTGGATGATATATTGAGCTTTGGAATTGCCTGTTTTTGCCATAAGTCATTCTCCGACTAAATGATTGAAAGACGCGCTCTTGCGAAGCGCGAGCGTTGCCGAAATTGACAAGCGCTAGCCAGCGCACGCACGCTCCCGCGCATGCGCTGATACCGCCTGCTAATCATTGAAGCGCGCTAGCACTTCATTGCAATATGTCCAAGCATCGCGGTCTGAACCGAATTGAGGATCAGCAATGCTCACAACTATTTCGCCTTCATGTTTTGGCTTTGTCTTTACTGAACCGCCGTATGAATGACAATAAAACTCTTGCGGGCATTCGCGCTCATACAGTGCAAATTCAAACCGCCTAAGCGCGCTAGGATGCATAGACCAGAAAGCAAGAGAGTTTAAATCAAGCGGTTGATCTGCTTCCTTCATACGCGCTAGAACGTCGATTTTTAACCCTTTTGAATCACTGATCATGCTCAAATCAATTTCAACGCGATAGCCAGCGCTTTCGAGCGCGTCTGCTATCATTAACATACAAGCGCCAACGCGCGGAAACCGATCAGCGCTCGTGCCTGCACCAGTGCAAATATCAAGAGTGATCTTTTGAACTTTGTTTGCTTGCTTGTCAGTATAATCAAATTGATATTCCATCATGTTTTCTGGTTCGCCTTCCAGAAACCTAGCAACTTCAGGCTCATCGCCTGCAACATCGAAAAAGAATTCAGGCTCTAGGCTTTTGCAAGAGCCTGCAAATTCTATTTCTCTTTGCGATTCTAGCAGGCGCTTTCTTCCAGCGCTCCAGCCTTCAGTTGCTAGCCTGCACGCTTCCTGAAAAGTGCTTGTACCAGTGAATTTTTCTGCTTCTGCACCAGTGCTCCGTGACTCTTGCGCGCGTCCTGTAAATTCTTCAGGCATGGGAGCAAGCGCGCGATTCACTAGCGCGCTGATTGAATCAAAATGAATTTCCTTTGTTTTCATGATTATTAAACTCCTGCTTCTGCTTTGATCATGTTGACTTGATCTTCAGCTAATCCGCGCCACAAAAGCATTGAATCAAGATGATCCAAACCGATGCCAGCCTGACAAAGCTTAATACCATTGCGGACCGCGCGTCCTACAACGTGCCGAATTTGAAGTTTATCAACCGCGTGCCTAACTTTAGTTGCGCGCTCAAACCATTGTTCTGGTGATACTTCACCGCCTGCTAGAATATCAAAAGCAGGAGCGCTCTTTTTCAATCCTGCTTCCATTGCTTCAATGCTCTCATCATATCCCCAATCGATAAAAGCAAATCTATCTAGTGTTGCGGAGTCTAATTGATTTCTTCCAACGTATTGCCGATTAGCTCCTTGGCCGTAGGTATTCGCGCAAGCAATAAAAATAAAATCTTCATGGCGCTCCTTCATTCCTTCAGGCGTTGCCATCATTCCGTTAGCAGTTGCCATGTTGATACCAGTGAGCGCACCAGCGTTTCCAGCGTCTAGCTCATCGCCTAAGCAAACTCCGCCAAAAGTAAACTGCCTGACTAACGCGGTTGAATGATAATTTCCATTAGCATCCTTGTATCCAAACAGATCAGCCTTGCTCGTCATGGGCGAAACTGAAAAAGCATCAAAGCTCAATTGAAGCGCTTCTGCTAGGCTCTTGCTCGCATGAGTTTTGCCAGTGCCAGCAGGGCCGACCAGCATGGGATTGACTCCGGCGCTTCCAACTCTCAGCAAAAGCTCAAACTTGTAGTGCTGGCGATCAATTTCAACGCTCGCGCGCTCTTTGTTTTCAATAATGATTTTACCGCTCGCGCTGGTATTGTTCTCAATTAGCTCCCTGACTTGATCTTCATCAAGCTTTTGCTCCATGTATGGTTTGATAGCTTGCGCGATAGCTTGCGCCAATGGATCAGTGCTAGCAGGCTCTTGCTCTTGCTCTTGCTCTTGCTCTTGCGCGCTTTCTGCTTCTAGCTCTTGCTCGCTAACTTCTTGTTTTTCATGTTCAGGCACGTTTTCAAACTTCTCAAACATCTCCTGATCTTGCTCGCTAGCATCTTGCTCTTGTTCTTCTTGCTTGCTTTCACCTTCAATCAATCCGCTGGTATCTAGCTCTTGATTGTTTCCTGCTTCAACTATCCATTGAATCAGTTGAGCTTTGTTTGCGCGCTCGCGCTGGTCACCAGTGGCGCAATTAAGGTATCGCGCGATTTGTCTTAACTGCTTAACTGTTTTGCTTTCTAACTCTGTTTGCTTGAATTGCATTTGAACTCTCCGATAAGGATTTAATGATTTCGCGCTTGCGGGCGCGGTTGCACTGTTTGCAACGTGTTAAGAGTTATATCATGAGCCAATTGGCATTGTAAAGCTTTTTTATAACTTTTTTTATAAATAGCATAAAATAATTATGCTTTTGCGTGTTAAGCGTTGGAAATACTGGTGCATAGGCTTTGCTTTTTATTTGCTTTGAGTGCGCGCGGGAAATCATTTTTATTCTAGCGCTCTTAGCCAGCGCACCAGCGCGCGCTTTCCGCTCGCTACGGCCTAACAGACCGCAAGCATGCTAGCACTTGCAATGCTGATCATGATCAAGCGCATTCAACCGCGCATTTATTCACTCAATTGACAACCTAGCGCTGGATGAATTAAGCATGAATCAAAGCGCCGTGCATCCTGAGTGCGTTGTTCTCTGTTTCAGCGCTTCGCAAAACATAAATGAACAGAAACCTTATATACTGCGCGATGGGGGCGCCCCACAAAACACGAGCCGCGATGTTGCAGGTAGTCCCCCCCCCACATTCGGGGGCGAAAAACCATCAACCCACACCCACACGCTAAATTATGGCTTACTCAAAAAAAGGCCCAAAGAAGCCACCAAAACGATAACACGCACACGCATCAAGAATATGCCCCGCGAGCCTAAGAAGCCTGATCGAAGCAGTACGGAGGTGCTGGAGGAAGCAATGCGCCTCGCGCCCGCTGACAAGAGCATGCTGATGAATCCGAATGACCGCACGAAGATGCAGAAGATGAAGCGCGCGGTGGAGGAACAGGTGGCATCGAACTTGGGGTTAGCATCGAAGGAAATGCTGGATAACATTTACTCGCTGGCGAAGCATGCAGAAAGTGAAAGCGTGCGCCTGAAGGCGAGCATGGATTGGCTGGATCGCGCAGGGTTCAAGCCGGTGGAGAAGGTGCAGCACACGACAGTCGCGCGCACACTGGAGCAGATTGAAGCAGAGCTTGTATCCATGCTAGGGCGCGAAACAGCGGATTTGCTGATAGGCAAGCGCAAGATTGTAAACCGCGAGGATGTAGCAGAAGCGGAGGTGGTCAATTGATGGAGTTAGCTAAAAAGATATGATCCTTGACAGATCTACCGGCGCGCTGACAGATGAGGCGGTGCGGGATCAGGTGACGACTTTGTTAGCAGAACGCGCGGAGCTAATAGAAACCAACAAGCTCAGTGCGTACACGCCGTATGATTACCAGCGCAAGTTTCATGCAGCGCAGGATGAAACCGGCGAACATGCGCGCCAGAGAATGCTAATGGCAGCCAACAAGGTAGGGAAGACTTTCTGCGGCGCGGCGGAAATGGCTTATCATCTGACAGGTCTTTATCCCGATTGGTGGAAGGGGATCAAGTTTGATAGAGCGATTCTAGCATGGGCGGCAGGAAACACTGCTTACAACAGCCGAGATATTGTCCAAGCAGAATTACTTGGTGAACCTGGAGATCCAGAAGACTATGGCAAGGGCGCGCTGCCGCGCGAGTTGATTGTGCGCACGGATCGAAGCCCAGGCATCCCGAATGGACTGAGCGCGGTGATTGTCAAACACATCAGCGGAAAGCACTCGAAGCTGTTTTTCAAGGCTTACGAACAGGGCAAGCAGGCGTGGATGGGTAAGGCGGTTGATGTGTGCTGGCTCGATGAGGAACCACCGCAGGATATTTACTCACAGACGTTGCGTGCGACTTTGAAATCGGGCGGGATCACTTACATGACGTTTACGCCGGAGTCAGGAGTCACGGATGTTGTGAGCCAGTTTATGAATGAGCTACGCCCAGGTCAGGCGTTATTTCATGCGACATGGAACGATGCGGAGCATTTAGATGACAGTATTAAGCAAGAAATATTACAAGCACTTCCGCCGCATGAGCGGGAGATGCGGTCTAAAGGGGTTCCGATTCTCGGCAGTGGTCTTGTTTTTCCTGTGCCGGAGGATCAGATCGTGGTCCCAAGCTTTACCATTCCGAGCCATTGGGCGCGCATCAATGGGATTGATTTCGGGTGGGATCATCCTTCTGCTGTTGCTTTTCTCGCTCATGACCGCGATAACGATGTGGTTTATATCGTGGATGCTCACAGTCAGTCGGCAGCAACGCCGGTTGTTCATGCACAGGCTATCAAGGACCGTGGAGCATGGATTCCTGTGGCATGGCCGCATGATGGAATGCAATCGGACAAGGGCAGCGGAACTCCGCTTGCGGCTCAGTACCGCCGTCTGGGGGTTGAAATGCTGGGTTCGCACTTTGAGAATCCTGATGGTGGGATCACAGTAGAGCCTGGGATCATGGAGATGCTAACGCGCCTGCAATCGGGGCGGCTCAAGGTTTTTAATCATCTCGATCAATGGCTTCAGGAATATCGCCAGTATCACCGGCAGGATGGAAAGATTGTGAAGAAGAATGATGATCTCATGAGTGCAACAAGGTACGCACTTATGTCGTTACGTTATGCGCGCACGCTGACTTTTGAGCCGAGGCCGGAGTTTGCAATAGGCGCGCAGGAATGGCAACCCTTTGAAACGCAGCTAGCATCATGAGCTTACTTACAAGAATTGGTAATTTAAAATCAAAGTACCGCGAAACAGCGGGATATATTACGCAGGAGCGCGCTGCAATCCAGGGCATCATGGGAAAGCGTGGGAAGTCCGCTGCTAAGGCTCAAGGTTTAATGAGTGACTTTAAAAAAGGCAGAAGAAGCCTTGTTGAGACTTATGGCACACAAGCCGACATTGATTCATTTAGCGATGACACTGATTTGGGTGAACTTGCAGGATCTTTTTATGAACGAAAGTTTGAAGAATTTAAGCAAACAGAAGGCTTTAACGATTGGGCAATTTACATGTCTGCAATAGAGCGAATGCAGAATAAGCCTTCTGGTTTTAATACAGGGCTTATGTTGCAGCAATATGCTGAAAAAGCAAAGCAAGGAACAGCGGATTTTGCCGAAATTGTTATGAATCCTTACAAGGAATTAACCAGTAGTGCAGATCAACTTTCTTCAATTTATAAAGAATACCAATCTGCTTATGACGAAGTAGGTAGTTATGATGCAGATATTAGTGCGGCACAGCAGCGCTTAGAAGGTTATGGAGCTTCCCAGCAGGAAATTCAGGGGATGATTTCAGAAGCGCAACAGATGTATGGAATGTCAACAGAACAAAGAAAACGCGGCACACGTGGAAGCGCGCGCCGGCGTACTGCATTAACCAGCCGATCTGGCTACGCATAAGGAGATTATTATGAGTGTGTTTTCTGAATGGGTTGAAAAAAATATCGGTAAAATAGATGACGGAGGTTTCAGTGATTGGTTTGATGAAAAAGTTTATAAACCTTTCTGGCAAGACCCTCTTGAGGGCGGGCGATGGATGAATACGACTCCAGCCAAGATGCTGATGATTCCTGAGATGTATGAGGATTTTAAAACTAATTGGGAAGGAGGCGCGTGGTATCGTGACCGATTAGGTGGGAGCGAGTTTGATAAAGCTTGGGGCGGTGGCGCGTGGTTGAGAGATCGTTTAGGTATGGGAGGCGGCGGAGATGATGAAGATGATTCACTTGATAGCACTGGAGATGGTGGCAGTGGTAGTGGCAGTGGCAATACTGGTGGATCTGAGCAGTTGACCCGCGAAGAAGAACAAGCGCGCCTTGATTCAATCCGGCGCATGCTAGCAGGTCGTTACGGCCGCGCAGAAACCAACCTGACCGGCGGCAGTGGCTACGGCACAGGACAGGCGCGAGGACTCGGTGGCTATTGAACAAACGGAGCGTGATTTTGTCACGGAGCTAGTTCAAGAGTTTCAGGAGCTAGAATCAGACCGCCACAATTGGGAGCATTACTGGCAGCAGGTTGCCGAGTACATGATTCCACGGCGCGCTGATTTTATTGCAAACTATTCTCCTGGTGAGAAGCGCCGGAGCAAGATCTTCGAGGGAACCGGCGTGCGGGCGCTCACACGCTTTGCAAGCGGCATTCATAACACACTCACGAATGCTAGCATGCCGTGGTTTCAGCTTTCCGTGGAACCTGAGTTAATGCAGGACCGGCAGGTTCAGCTTTGGCTTGAGGAAGCACAGCGGCGTGCCGCGCAGATGTTCAACAAACCTGAAGCCAACTTTCATCCAGCAGCACACGAATATTACAGCGACCTGGGGGCGTTTGGAACCGGCGTGATGATGGTTTATGACCAGCCTGGAGTCGGCCCGATGTTTCGGACCTTTCATCTGGCAGAATGCTTCCTTCAGGTGAACTACCTGGGGCGTGTCGATACAGTCTATCGCAAGGTCAAGATGACGGCGAAGCAACTGGTGGAAGAATTTGGAATGGAAACAATTTCCGACAGCGTGCGCAAAGCCTTCATGGAAGGAAAACAGTACACCAAATTTGACTGCCTGCATGTTGTAAAACCACGGAAAGAGCGCGCCTATGGTCAAGCAGGCGCGGACAACATGCCGTACATGAGCGTTTATATCTGTCCCTATGATGAAAAGCATGTGGTCAATGTTTCAGGTTATGAAAACCTGCCATACGTTTGCTCACGCTGGGAAAGAAACAGCCAGGAAATCTATGGGCGCGGGCCAGGAATCGAGGCACTCGCAGATGTCAAAATGTGCAACAAAATGGAGGAATTGGGACTGAAGGCACTTGCCAAGATGACCGATCCCCCGCTGATGGTTCCTGATGACGGTTTTCTTTCTCCGATCCGCACCACCCCTGGTGGATTAAATTTCTTCCGTGCAGGACTTTCCCCGAATGACAGGATCATTCCACTGGAAACACGCGGGCGACCAGATCTCAACGAGAACAAAATGGCAATGGTCAAAGATTCGATCAATAAAGCCTTTTATCTCGATATGCTGGAATTACCTGGGCCGGTAGCACCCGATGGTGATGTTTTAAGATTCAGTGCAACCGAGGTGAATCAGCGGCAGCGGGATCGTCTTAGCATTCTGGGGCCGATAGTCGCACGCCAGGAGGTTGAATTCCTGGGACCGCTGGTAGAGCGTACCCTGAACATTATGATCAAAAACGGCATGATGCCGGAACCCCCTGAGTCACTGATCGAAGCGAATTTCAACATCGAGTACACAAATCCTGTTGGAATCTCGATGCGCACCGGCGAGTTGACATCCATTAGCACGCTGATGCAGTTCCTCACTCCAATGGCACAAATAGATCCGAATGTTTTGCGAAGGCTTGACATCGGGCGTGTGGCAACACTCGCAGCAGAGATCTTGCGCGTGCCTGCTTCCGTGTTTAAGACGAACCAGGAGATGCAGGAAGAAATGGAAGCAGAAGCAGAACAAATGGCGCGCCAGCAACAGCTTCAGGAACAGATGGCAGTTGCCCAGGCAAACAATCTTATTTCAATGGCGGAACGAAACCGCTCACAAGCAACACTAGCAAATGCTAAAGCGGCAGGAGAAGGAGCGTAAAGCTCTTTACGAGCGGGTTTTTTCATCAGACGATGGCAAGCGCGTGCTAGAAGATTTATGCACGCGTAACTTCGTCTTTCAACCGTGTATGGTCCCTGGCGATCCATACTATACACATTTCAACGATGGTCGGAGATCTGTTGTTGCAGACCTCATGAGCTATCTTAACATCAGTACCTCAGAACTGGAACGTATCGAACGAGAATCCTATGAGCGAAGAACAACCGATTTCGACAACGAATACTGAAGCACCGCAGGAACCTAGCACCATCTTAGGTGGTGGAGGTGAACCCCCAAGTGCTGACAACCTGGCATTCAATCCTGATCATCTTCCTGGCGAGCTTGCTAATGAGCCGAGCCTGCGGAACTTTGACAGTGTTGAGAAGCTTGCAAAATCTTATGTCCATGCCGTGCGCAAGCTAGGCGCTCCTGGTGAAGAACTGGTGCGTATCAACGGCGAAACCGACAGGGATGAAATTTACAACCGCTTGGGTCGGCCCGAAGATCCAGGGGGATATGAGTTTGACGGCGAGGTTCCAGATCATTTTCGAGAAGCATCACACAAGATCGGACTTAGCAAGGATCAGGCGCGTGAATTGGTCAGTTACATGGCTGAACAAAACAAGCAGCAGAATGAGTCGATGCGTGAAAACTATGAGAAGGAACAGGTCAATTATCAGCAGTCACTTCAGAAGGAATTTGGAGATGATTATAATAAAAACGTGGAGCTAGCACGGCGCGCGTTTCTCCAGTACGGAGATGCTGAGACTGTCAAGTTTCTGGAAGAATCCGGCTTAGGAAATCATCCAGGCTTGATCAAGACCTTCAGCCGTATCGGGCAGTCGCTTTCTGAAGATAATGCTTTGCTTTCAGGCGCGGGCGAGAATCTTGGCGGCATGTCGCCGGTATCAGCAGAGTCACGCCTTGCAGAGTTGCGCGCAGATAAAGATTTCATGCAGGCGTACAATGATGCGTATCATCCAAAGCATAATGATGCCGTAAAACGCATGACTGATTTGTATCAATATATGCACTAGCATAAAAATGTTATAATTTAGTAAAACGATTTCATCCACCTTGCTTGCCAAGCAAAGCTTGAGGATAACGCGCGAGCGCCCAGGTAGCTAGCAGGCCGGAACCCCACTGTTCGGGATAACTCCAAATATGCGCAAGGGATTTGAACCTTTGACATTGGAGTTATTCTATGTCCACGCAGATCACAACTGCGTTTACCAAACAATATGCCGACAATGTTTCGCTGCTCGTTCAGCAACAAGGCAGTCGTTTGCGTAACGCCGTCAGATTAGAAACTGGCAAACGTGGCGAAGAAGTTTTCATGGAAAGAATTGGTTCCACGACTGCACAGATCGTGACCAGCCGCCATGCTGACTCTCCGCTGATTGATACCCCACATGATCGCAGGCGCGTAACGCCAGTGAGCTACGATTGGGGCGATATGGTAGATGATGCGGACAAAGTTCGCATGCTGATTGATCCCACTTCTCCTTACGCAGTCAATGCCGCGTATGCGATGGGGCGGGCTATCGACAGCAAAATTATCGAGCAGGCACTTGGAACTGCATTCACCGGCAAATCTGGATCTGGCTCACAAGCTTTAGGCTCCGGCCAAAAGGTTGCTGTCAATTTCCATACTTATGATGGTGGAAGCGGTGATGTCGGACTCACTATTGGTAAACTCGTTGAAGCACGCCGAATCTTAGGAGCCGGCGAAGCGGACGATTACGATATGGGCGGACGACCCAACCTGTTCCTGGTTGCAAATTCAAAGCAGCTTGCGAAATTGCTTTCTGATTCCAGCTTCGGCTCTGCATCTGCTGCCGGTGGCATTAGTGCTGCTAGCGCGGATTACAACAGTGTTCGTGCGCTGGTTGCTGGCGAGATCAATACCTTCATGGGCTTCCAGTTCATCAGGTCTGAACTCATCACCACAGACAGCAACAGTGATGACCAAGTGATTGCCTTCCATCGTGACGGAATCGGGCTTTGCATTTGGGATGATGTGCGCGCAAGGATTACCGAGCGTGCTGACAAGCGCTTCTCCACTTATGTTTATTTTTCCATGACCATCGGATCGGTGAGATTGGAAGAAGAACGAGTGGTTGAAATTGCTTGCGATCCTTCTTAACCCCTAGCCACTAAGGAGTCTTATGGCGAATAAGTTTGGTGTTAATTACACCGCGCAAGACCCTGTTGGGGCTGGAGATACTACCGGCGCTGTTCCTGCCGCAGTAGATGTAGCCGAATGGGGTGGGCGAGTAAGAGTGTGCTATGACAGTTTCACGGCAAGTGGAGCTACCGGCACATCTGACGTTCTGTACGTTGGGAAAATCCCAGCAAATGCTACTGTGCTTTACGGCATTCTGGAGCATGACAACAGCAACTCATCAGCGACTTACAAAGTTGATGTTGGTGCAACAACAATGCGAGCGGCTGCTACGGCTACTATTAGCATTCCGCATCTCTTTGGGGTTGTTACTGCTGGAACTAAAACCACAGCGTTGACGGACGTAACCGTAACCCTTGGAACTGCTGCTTTAGCAGACACCAAGACAGTCAAGTGTATGATCTATTACACAGTTGACTGAGCAGGTAAATGGCATCTGTCGTTGATATTTGCAACATCGCCCTGAGCAATCTAGGCGATCAGAAAATATCCAGCCTGTCGGATGCCAACGAGCGGGCGCGACTCTGCAATCTCCGTTACAACGATGTGCGGGATTCAGTGTTGCGCTCTCATCCCTGGTCATGTGCTGTCACGCGCACGCAGCTAGCACGAAGCGACACTGCGCCGACCTGGGGCTTTGACTACGCATATCCGCTGCCAAGTGATTGCTTGCGGGTGCTAGATGTCGAAGATTGGGATGAGCCTTATCGTGTGGAGAATGGTTCAATAGTCACCGACTCTGACACAGTAAAGCTTAAATACATAAAGCAGATTACCGACCCGAATGAGTTTGATGCACTCATCATCCAGGCAATCGGTTTGCGGCTCGCATCCGAGATTGCAGAGTCTTTGACCGGCCGCCCTGAGTTGCGCAACAACCTTTTTGGGAAGTATCAGTCTGCGCTAGCAGAAGCACGTTCTGTTGATTCAGCAGAGCGCGCCTATGTGGACACCCTCTGGAGTGATGTTTTTATTGAAGCGAGGCTCTAAATGGCGCGCGTTCAAAGCGTTCAGACCAGTTTTGCAGATGGGCAGATCAGCCCGCGCATGCAGGGCTACGTTGACCTTCCTTCGTATCGCTCAAGCCTAAAAGTCTGTCAAAATTATATTCCTCTCCCGCAGGGTTCGGTAGCACGCCGACCAGGGACTTTCTACGTTTCCAGATCAAAAGATAATGGTGCGGTCAGGCTGGTTCCGTTTAATTTCGGAAGCGGGCAAAGCTACATCTTAGAATTTGGTGCGAGCTACATCAGGTTCTACCGCGAGGATGCCATTGTCACCACGGATGCAACCACGATTTCGAGTGTTAATAACAGCACTAACGTAATCACGCTCGCAGATGCTAGCACCCTCAGTGTCGGTGATGATATTTACTTCTCAACTACTGGCGCGCTTCCTAACGGATTACTGACAGACCAGCGCTATTTCATAAAAACCAAAAGCTCCAACGACATAACGCTTTCGCTGGCAGATAATACGATTGGGGCTGCATTTGATCTAAGCACGGCATCAGGTTCCGGTACGCATACAGTTAAAGCGCCTTTGGAGAAATCCACTAGCTACACCGCCGGTCAAATTGATGATCTTTATTTCACACAGTCTGCGGATGTTCTTTTTATTGCGCACCCCGAACACAAAGTTGCAGAACTGAAGCGCGTGTCTGACACAAACTGGACAATCACAGACCTTGATTTAAAAGACGGTCCTTATCTCCCGCTAAATACTGAAGATACTACGCTCACAGTAGCAACAAGCATCAGCAGCAACGCGGATCGCGGTCTGATTGCGACACTGGAAGATGCAAATATCGACCACAGTAATAATAAATTTAAAGTACCG